TAATGCAACGAACCGGGTGGGGCGGGGACGGGTACTGTAATAGGTCGCCACGAATCCGAGAATAAAAATCAGTCACTTTTTATACTAATTTAAGAAACCAGTTAATAGGTAATATAGCCATGGCAAAGCAGACCCCAAAATGTTCTATAATGTCATCTAGAAGTGGCAGAACAGCTCGTAGAAGACCGATTATCGCAAGGTTATATTTGGCTGGTTCTTCGGCCGCCGATATCCACAGGCAGCTAATGGTCATTGACGGTGGGCAGCATAGCTGTGGGTTCAGTACGGTGTGCAGGGATATCAAGCTTCTTGAAGCGGCTTGGGTAGAGGAGTTAATTACTAGCCCTACTCAGGCTAGAGCCGCTATGCTAGCTAGCATAAATTCTGCGGAATCAGCCTGCTGGCGTAATTTTGAGACCAGCACGGATGATAGGCGGCTTTGGTTAACGGAACTTCGTGGCTGGCATGAGCGGAAGTCTAAGCTGCTCGGCTTGGATGCGCCACTTCGCCAGGATGTTCAGTTAGCCAGTACAGTCAGCTTCGTGGTAGGGGTTGGGTATCTACTCGATGACACCACACCGGTAATCGAGGGCAGCATTGGTGCTAGTGGTACTGATACAATAGATGGTAGCTAGCTAGTAGGTGGCAGGTCGAAAGCAGACCCCCAAATGCCCCATATGTGGTAGTCGCATAGTCTGGTTACAGAGTACTGGTGAGCCTTGGCGTGGCTGTCACGATTGGGTTGTCTGCGATTATGTAGAGATGTCCAGGGGCGCAGAGCCCTCACTGTTACCTAATATTCCAAAGACTAGTATCCAAATGAATTTAGGATTATAAATATAATGCCAAAGCATGGAACTAAAGCCAAGCCCCACGGTAACCTACCTGACCCCAAGAAAATGAAAGCCAGCAAGAAAGGAAAGGATGCCGCTAAAAAAAGGTGTTAGCCCTGGAATAATACGGGAGAATATAAAAGAGCTCCTAAAATCTGGGAAGAAAAAACCGGCCGCTATAGCTGCGGCTATGCGAACAGCGGGAAAGCGCAAGGGGAAAGGGTAGCTTGGAAACAATCGCTGAAATTCTTGAAGCCGTCCGTCAGAATCGTGATGATCATGATGAGCTTTATGAAAGGATGGAGGCTGATTTTGATCTGTTAGCCCTTGTGCCCTATGAGGCGGAGAATAAGGGGTACGAGTCCTACACTAGCAGTGCGCCCCGTAACTACTTCGACAAGGTATCTGACGGGCTCAATCGGGCTCAGATGACCATACAGATCAAGTTGTCGGAGGAGGCGACGGAGGAGCAGAGGCGGGCTGCTTCGACAGGGGAGTTGTATTTATTTGGGGCGTTGAACGCTATTGACCGTAGGCTGCGGAAACGAGGGGAGCCGCCTCTACGGGAGATACTGGGGTTCCATATTAATTGCCGGGGCTGGTATGGGCTCAGGGCTTTGGTATATGTGCCCCAGGGCGAGAAGGATACTGTGTTCGATGTGGTGCCCTGGGATATCATGCACACATCGTGGGAGCAGGGGCCACAGGGGTTGTTGTGGGCCGCCTTCCAGTATGAGGCTACCAGGACACAGATAGAGGCTGCCTACCCTGGGGCGACTATTACGTCCAAGATGGCGATGGTAACGGATTTCTGGGACAAGGAAGCTAACGGGGTTATTATCGGTAATGACCAGTGGGGGAAGCCGTTAGCGGCGCATAATATAGGTCATGTCCCGGCGCTTATTGGTAGGGTGGGCTCCATGCCATCTATAATCCGAAAGGATAATTCCGAGACTACTATAGCTTTGCAGGGGGATTCGGTCTGGACTTCCAGCCGTGGGTTATACAGCCCCCAGAATAAGTATGTGTCGTGGGTTATGGACATGGCCAAGAGGTCGGTAGCCGGGTCGTTAGTGCATGAATCCCGGGACGGGACCAAGGCGTTGTCAGGGGACCCTTATCAGTCTTTCCAGGAAATACAATTATCAACGGACGCGGGAGAGAAGATATACCCGCTGGCGTTGCCTAGCGCCCCGCCGGAAATGGCGGCCGTGATGCAAATCATAGATGGGGACCTACAGCGTAGCACCCTCCCTGACCCGATATCTTACGGCGGGGTCAAAGACCCGATGTCTGGGGTTGCGCTTAGCATCTTGAATGACAATACCAGGTCGGTATACAGCCCAGGGACCGGGGCTGAGGCCAGAATATATACCTGGCTGTGTGAAGAGCTACTTCACCAATTTGCTCAAAAGGGAATGAAGACTACCGAGCTGAGTGGGTTTAATCCCAAAGAGGAATTTTTTACTGTCAAGGTAAAGCCCAAGGATATAAACAAGGCGTGGTATGTAGATGTTCGGGTAGAGCCCCGGCTGCCTCGGGACCGGGACCAGGAGATTGGTCAGGCTTTGAGAGCTACGACTAAGCGGGGGCCTGAAGATATCCCATTGATGTCCAAGGCGACGGCACGGGAAGAATACATGAGGCTCAGGGACCCAGATGCTGAGGCGGATAAGGTCTTGGCTGAGATGGGTGAGGGCTTGCCGCCAATACAGATAGCTAATATCGCGGCGGCTTTGAAGCGCCGGGGGAAAGAGGAATTAGCTGAACAGGTATTGGTACTACTCTCGGGTCCTGGAGGAATGGGCGGAGGCCCAGGTGGCCCGCCAATGGGTGGCCCGCCGCCAGGTGGTCCTATGCCAGGAGGGGGCCCACCAGGAGCCCCACCCCCGCCAAGTGGACAAGTCCCGCCAGCGATGCTCGAAGCGGTTATCCAGGCTCTTGTGACTTCAGGGCAGGAGGGGCTCGCGAACGCGCTCCTTGAGGCTCTGGAGAGCGGCGGAGAGGTCCCACCAGAACTTATCGACGCAGTCTTGCAGGCTCTGTTAAGCGCCGGGCAGGAAGAACTGGCCGAGGCGCTCTTTGAAGCTCTGGGCGGGGCGGCGCTGGTTCCGCCAGGCCCACCAACGGGGCCACCGCCTGGCCCGCCTCCAATGGGTCCACCACCAGGCCCACCACCAGGCCCACCACCAGGCCCACCACCAGGAGGCCCACCCATGGGGCCGCCGCCGGTTGGTATGCCTATGGGGCCACCACCAGGGCCACCAATGGGCCCTCCAATAGGCGGGCCAGGACTAGGGTAAGGCTTAATGACAACTTCAGCAGTTAAGATCATTTGGAACCCAATCAATGAGCCACAGGCCGAGTTTTCCCGTAGTCAAGCCCCTGGCCTCCTCTTTTCTGGTGCTTTTGGTTCTGGCAAAACCGTCGCGTTATGTGCCAAGTCTCTACAGCTATCGCTAGATTACCCAGGGAATTTTGGGCTTATCTGCCGAAAGACCCGGGCGTCGATGACCCATACTACCTTGAGAACCTTTTTCGATAAGGTCTGCCCGCAAGAACTAATTACGTCATATAACAAGACCGAGGGAATAGTTACCTTCCGTAACGGCTCGGCCATTATATTTGGCGGTCTTGATGACAGCTTAAAACTTGGGTCGTTAGAGCTTGGCTTCTGTGCCATTGATGAAGCTATAGAGGCTGAGGAACTAGACTGGCAAATGCTTGAAGGTAGGTTGCGGCTTCCTGGGGTGCCTCACCAAATCTTCGCGGCTACGAACCCAGGGCCGCCAAGTCACTTCCTGCACCGGCTATTCTTTGAAGGAGCCAGGCGCGGATATGAAGCGTATCAAGCTGGTACGCATGATAATCCAACATTGCCAAAAGACTATGTTGATAGGCTCCGATCCTATACTGGCGTATATTATGAGCGGTACGTTCTTGGTCGGTGGACAGGTATGGAGGGGCTAGTATATAGCTCTTTTAATGAGCAGCATTGTCGGATTCCACGCTTTGAGATCCCGGAAAACTGGCTCTATTACTCTGGGCACGACTTCGGTGGAGCTAATCCAGCGGCTATCTTCTACGCTGCGGATAAAGACACCGGCATTTTCTATGCTTGGCAAGAGTATCTGCCAGGTGGCGGCCGCAGTATCTATGAGCACGTTCAGGAATTCAAGCGGATTACCGCTGGGAAGAATGTTATCAAGAGGGCTGGTGGCAGTCATCAAGAGGACGAGATACGCCAGGGCTACACTGCCCAGGGGTGGCCAATAGTTGAGCCTGTTATGTCGAACTCAGTGTCTGCTGGAGTTCAGCGAGTATTCGGGATGCACTCGGATAATAAAATATATGTGTTCGATGACTTGACCCACTACCTACGGGAAAAGTTGTCGTACTCATACTCCAAGCAAGATGGACTAACTACTGATGTGATTGAACACAAGAATAGATTCCACCTGATGGATGCGGAGCGGTCCATTCTATCGGGGTTTACGCCCATGACGGATACAGCGACAAGCAAGACGGAAATTCATAAGCTCGGGGTATTGAGATAATGGCTGTTACCAGTCCCTATGGTATTGACCCCTTCGACCTAAATCCTGAAGAAATAGAATTTCTGAAAGAGCATAATGTTCGGGTCTTGCCACCTCGTGCTGATACGGGAAAATCGCAGGTATATGACTATGACGAATGGTCCCACTTCCTGACGGGCGGAACCCGGACCACTAGAGAACGTCAGGGAGAGCTCCAGAAACGAAGTACTGCGGAAATAGTTGCAGATAAGGATGTTATATTCAACACCCAGGAGCTTGGCGCCCGGGAAAAGAGACAAGAGCTAGCTAAGAATATTGGCAGGGATTATGCCACGGGCATAATAAATCTGGGCGAGGCATATGGTAAGTTAGGGCAGGCCGCCGCAGGAAGGTTGCTAGGAGAGGTTGCTAGCAACTTTTTAAGAAAGGCGGCAGGGATATCTACCAGTCGAAACCCCATTACGGGGCGGTATGTTGAGCTGCCCGAGAGAGTCTCACAAGTTTCGGCGGACATAAAGGGGCAAAGAGATCAGCTGGAAGGCGCCCAGGGTACGGCTGGGAGGGGCCCCTCGTACAAGATGGAAAAACGCCCGATATGGAATCTATTCTTTACGGGGGCGGACAGGGTAAAGAGAGAAGTTGGGCACACCAGTGACGAGAGGTTAAAGAATAACTATCTCGAAACAGCGGGCTGGACTGCAGAACTTGTAGATTCGGATGAGGCTCCCCAGGACAAGGCGAAACCTACTGGCACGGGTGATGACGCGGATGGTGGCACGGGTGGTGGTAGGGGTGATGGTAGGGGTGATGGCGCGGGTGACTGGGACGAGGGTATTACTCTTCAGGAGAAACTTGAACTCTATTACAGTATTTACGATGACTATTGGGTTAACGAGAAATACCGAGACCTTGTTCGCGGCGGTATAGACAAGCAAGCGGTTCTGAATAGGCTACTAGTCCTATTTCCTAAGATGACTTACAGGGACGCGCTAGGTGTCTGGCCGGAGGTTCACGAAATATTATTGGAGCACCCGGACGCAGTACAGGAGGGGGATGAGCTGGACCCCACCGCGGAGTCATTTCCTGGGTATCCAGGCACACGAGATGAGGGGCTGGGGCGGTTTACCCAATACTTGCAAGCTCGGAATCTTGGAGCGACTGGCGGGGGTGCGTTAGGAGCTTATAGGAGAGGGCTATTCCCTAGCTATGAGACCCAGTTTCAGTTGAAGAATCTATTTAGCCCATTATTTGCCGTCGGAGAAGAAGGGGACGAGGAGATTGCCACCGTTGGAGAAGAGCCTGATCTCGGAATGAGCTTTGCCCAATACTTGAGGAAGTATAATCCTCGCGCCCTTGCTTCTGAAACCCGCAGTCAGGCTAGAGATTTGCTAAATCGTGTCATTGCGGCAGGCGGTGAAGCCAGGCAACAAGTGGGGCTCGGGTTTGGGAATGTCTTTGATCAGTTCGGGAACTTTAGGAGGAATGATCCTTCTGAGACCTCGCCATGGGGTGGCAGGACCTCTAATGAGGACCAGAGGCGACTCATATTCAGTGGGTTGGCGGATCAATTTGGAGAGCAGGGAGCGCGGCATATTTCTAGTAGGCTGGGCGTCGAGCGGGGCATATACGACCAGCTTAGGGCAAGAGGCCCGCTAGCTGGGTCAGATAGCTTCCTCGACTGGCTCCAACAGAAATACAATATTAGGTAGCCCTTGGCTAATAGGAGGATTAAATGACAACACGGTTTGAGCCGTATGGTCGCTTAACGCAATATCTACAAAGCCGTGGGCTTCCGGCGGCAGGAGGCGGCCCTGCTGGAACTTATGCCAGAAATTTGTTCAAGCCTTACGAATCTCTTTTCAACCTAGAAGAGAGGTTTAGCCCGGTAACTGGAGCTGGGCCAGGAACCTTTTCCGATTATTTGGGGAGAATGGACCCTGGTGCTGCAACTCGGAGCGGGGCAGAAGATTTACTGGGCCGCCTATATGACGCAGGGGCCGAGAAACGAGAGGCAACTGGCCTGGGCTTTGGTGATTTATTTGGCGAGGGTGGTGTACCGATAGGCGGAAGTGTCCCAGCTCAAGCGCAGGCAGACCTGATGAACCTAGCCCTCAGGAGACAGTTTGGGCGACTTGGGGCACAGCATATTGCTGGACGCCTTGGAACCGAGCGAGGTATATTCTCCCAGCAACAAGCCCAGGCCGCGGAACTGGATCGGGGCTGGGGTAGTCGGCCTAATAACTTCCTGGATTATCTCCGAGAGAAGTACAACATTAACCCCAGAATGGCGGAGGAGTAGCTGATGCCTTCTCATGGACCACCTGGTGATCCCCATAAGTTATTATCTACCAATCCTTGGCGCGATTTCGTAGAGGATGACCCGGATATCGCTTATCCGGCACTGCGGCCTCGGAGCGGCTCGCCCTCCTTCCTGGACTACTGGATGAGACGGGGCGGGCAAGTACGGCAAGACTACCTGGGCAAACTAGGACAAATGGCTTTACGGGGGCAAGCTCCTAACCTTGAGTATACGGATTACTTGAGCAAATACCCATTTATGCGCCAGTACGCGGAGTTGGGCCCACAGGAACGGGGTATTGATACCCGTCGGTATGCTCCGAGTTTGAGGTGGAGGGCCTAGTCTATGACAACTCCTTACGACAAGATAGCCGATAAATTTATTACTACGGATGAAGAACTAGATGGATTGCCTATCCGTAGGGATGCGGCTCAACGACAGAAGGAGGAGGAGCGCCTTCGTAAAGAGTCCTTTGAAGCTCAGTTTCTCCCTAGACCAGGACCTAAATCAGTGACTAGGGGTCCTGGCAGGAAAGGACCTCTAGGTCCTAACCTAGACCAGATAATTGCTACTCCGCAGCCAGCATTGCCTCCTGAGCGTTTTAAGCTAGCTCCAGAGCTTTCTGAGGAGAGAACTCCAGCCGAGCAACTAGCCTTTGACGTCCTCGCTTCCGAGGTGGGGACGATATCCCCCCAGGTCCCAATCGAACCGTTCTTTAGGATACCAAGGCGGTCTCCACCATTTGACTCCTTACGGGAATTACCGGATTTAGTTAAGATCGTGGATCTTCTGCCAGGTCTACTTAGCGAAGGTGCCAATCTAATTGGCTTAGGGGAAGAAAATAGATTGATGCGGCCGCTAGAGCGCCCAGGGGAAGGCTTCTTACAAAGCGTTGTAGAGAGGCAACGAGGCCGTCCTGGGCTGATTCAGTTTATTACTGGGCTCGCAACGGATATCCCCTTTGGAGGTATGGGGT